AGCCAGCGACGGGCACCATTTTCGGTTTTAAACGTTTTGCTTTTGGTATACGTCATCGCGGTGAACGTACCGTCCTGGTTGGGGAACACGCCACATACCAGAGATTCGCTGTTGTCAAGATCGATAGTATCCATGCTGACCTCATTTCCCCTTAACGCCGGGGTAGCGGAACAAAAACCTGCTGCATAGTTATTAAAGTTGAACCCTGCCGTCATGTTCTTACGCCTCGGGCTGGCTACTTAACCCCTGACCACTGCCTGGTAACTCGAAGTATTGCCCTGCATTCTGTGGGGTGGGGAGAGGGAATGAATGAAGTTTAGAAAAATGAACTTTTCAGGTCAATGTTTTTTTATCAAAACATTTTAAGCAGGCAGCTGTTAAGCCATCACCACGATGGCATACAGTTAATCAAATAGATGAGGTCGGTTAAATATCTTGTTGAATTTTAAAGCATACGCCCAATATGCAAGATAGATCATCCAGCATAATTGAAGGGTAGCGAGGATTCGTGGGGACTAAAAGAATATCCGGCCCTTCTATCTCCAGTTTACGAATGACAGGTGTTGTGGTCCCTTTGGGTAAGGCAAGGACAATATTTCCTGGTTGTACGGTTCGATCGGGATCAACAAAAACTGTTGAACCATTTGGGATGGAAACTCCCCCACCAGATGTTGACATACTGTCACTCTCTAGAACAACTGCAAAGGTATTGGCCGGGATTTCTCCGACAAGCTGCACACAAGAGGTTATTGAGGAATTTTTCATATAATCACTCCAGCTTGCTGCCTGCTGAAGTGATAGTAGCGGAACCGTTTTTATCGGCGGTAAAGATAGATCAAGCGAATCACCTGTATTTAACTCTCCTCCATTAAGAAGCCAATTTTCGTTTACTTTCAATATTTTTGCCAGTGAACTTATGTAACGCGAGGACGGCGCTCCTCCACCGTTCATCCATTGACTTACGGAGCCTTTTGATGCGCCAGTGGCATTGACAAGGTCTTTGCCTTTCAGGTTTAGCGCATGCATACGTTGGGTTATGCGTTCAGATATTGTTTGCTTGCTCATGTTTTGATTTTAAAACACAGATGGTTTTGTTTCTTGACTTTCTTTGGTTTTGATTATTAAACTTTTGGCGTTCAGTTTTATGGAGCGACTCATGAAAAAATCAGAAGTATTAGGCTATTTTGGCGGAGTTGTTAAAACAGCCGCAGCTCTAGGAACGTCAAAAACCACAGTCAGCATGTGGGGGGAAGAGGTTCCGTGGAAATGGGCGTTGCTAATTCAGGCAGTCACTGCCGGGGCGCTCAAATATGAGTTACACATACCGACGGTTGTCATTCCCGGTTCTGATCATAATCCGCCTTCTAACCAAGGGGGGATTCATGAAAATCAAGCATGAACATATCCGCATGGCGATGAATGCCTGGGCGCATCCGGACGGCGAAAAAGTACCGGCTGCGAAAATTACCAAAGCGTATTTCGAGCTGGGAATGACGTTCCCGGAACTGTATGACGACAGCCATCCGGAAGCCCTGGCTCGCAATACTCAGAAAATTTTCCGCTGGGTGGAGAAAGACACCCCTGATGCGGTTAAAAAAATTCAGGCGTTGTTACCAGCTATCGAAAAAGCAATGCCGCCTCTGCTGGTGGCCCGAATGCGCAGCCATAGCTCAGCCTATTTTCGGGAACTAGTGGAGACGCGGGAACGACTGGTGAGAGACGCTGATGATTTTGTCGCAGTGGCGATCGCTGGTTTCAACCAGATGAATCGTGGTGGCCCTGCAGGAAATATTGTGGCTGTGCATTGACTCGCGATATTCATACCAGATCACTTCCGGCAATTTGTGAGTAAAAAGATTCGGTATCAAAAGAGGTGAGTATGGCTAACGCCTGGCTCAGATTATGGCATGACATGCCAAATGACCCTAAGTGGCGAACAATTGCCAGGGTGTCAGGGCAGCCAATTGCAACAGTGATGGCAGTGTATATCCACCTATTGGTGAGCGCGTCACGAAATGTCACGCGAGGTCACATTGATGTCACGACAGAAGATTTGGCAAGTGCGCTCGACGTGACAGAAGAGGTAATTGATTCAATTTTGCAGACGATGCAGGGGCGGGTACTTGATGGTGATTTAATCACTGGATGGGAAAAACGCCAGGTGCTGAAAGAGGACAACGGCAATATTTCGCAAACCGCAAAATCTCCGGCAGAGCGCAAGAGGGCGCAGCGAGAGAGGGAAAGAAAGCGGGAACAAAATGGAGATTGTCACGGCGCGTCACGAAATGTCACGCACATGTCACGACGAGTCACGACAGATAAAGATACAGATAAAGATACAGATCAAGAAGATCAAAACACTATGGTCCATGGCGTAAAAAACGCCACGAACCAGGCAGGGGATGTTCAGACCGTCAATCCTGGTCAGCCAGCAGGCACGACACCGGAAGCCGATTCAGCGTATGCGCTGAAAGCCGATTCGGGCGCTGTGCAGCAGGTGATGACCGCAAGGCCGGAGCAATCACACCAACTGCAGCAGCCTGAAGCCGATTCCTCCATTCAGCGGGAAGCCGATCGGGTAGTCCCGGAAAACACCGGGCAGCCTGTGAGACGAGTGGATTATCCGGATGTGTTCGAACAGGTCTGGCGGGAGTACCCGTTGCGTGCCGGGGCAAATCCGAAGAAATCCGCTTTCAGTGCCTGGAAGGCCAGATTACGCGAGGGGGTGCCACCAGAGGCCATGCTGGATGGCGTGAGGCGTTACGCAAGATACCTGGCGGCTACCGGGAAAACGGGAACGGAATTTGTTCAGCGAGCGACGACGTTTTTTGGACCGGACCGGAATTTTGAGAACCCCTGGTTGCTCCCGGTAAGCGGCACGAACAACCAGCGTTGTGTGAATCATATTTCTGAACCGGATACCGAAATTCCACCGGGCTTCAGGGGGTAAGTGTTGATTTCTGGTCATGAGGTAATTTTCAGGAGGACTTGTGGCAAAAGTTTTTACACAAGAAGAGCGGGAAAAAATTAAAGGGCAGGTTGTTGAATTCGTACGCCAGAGTGGGCGCGAGACGTTACGGCAACTGGAAGCCAAGACAGGTGCGACAAGATATCTGATGAGCGTTCTTGCCAGAGAGCTGGTTGCCAGTGGCGATGTATACAACTCTGGTTACGGGTTATTCCCGTCTGAACAGGCTCGTAAGGACTGGCAAAATGCCCGCAAAAAACTCTCAAGGACAAAGGTGAAGAAACCTGCAGTAGTTGATCCGGACCTTATCTGGTCGTTACCAGACGGCGAAATACGCCGCTACGACAGGCGCCTAAACATAATCTGTCGCGAGTGCCGGAAGAGTGAAGCTATGCAGCACGTACTGGCGTTTTATCAGGGGAATTTTGAGGAGGAGGTGCGGTGAGTGAATCAAAATGCCAGGTTAATGGCAATCAGATAGAACCATGTGCGGCACTGGCAAAAGCCCTTGAGCATGATGCTGAATACACGACGCGAAAAGGTCTGCTGATATACAAAATCTGGAATGAGAGTTTAACTCGCGGCCCTGATTTGGTGATGTTGCGTTCCGGTGAATTTTCTAAATCACCAGTGCGGGTTTCATTTTGTCCGTTCTGTGGTGAAAGTCTGAAAACGTGGGAGAATAGAAATGAATGAAATTAAAGAAATACCAGTAGTACGTGATGAATATGGCTGCTGGACGCATCCTGAATATGAAAAATTCTGTGATGGTAGAGAACATATTTCAACGGAAGAGTTTAACGCATGGATGGAGGAAAATAATCTTCAGTGGACCATCAGAACTATGGATGAAGATGATTTTAATCTGGACGCAGATGGTCCCGATATTGCCTCCTGGAAACCGGAACGACCAGAGGGCGATGGATGGTTTATTGGTTCAATACATGACACCGAAGATGGCCCGGTTTGTGTCTGGTTGCGAAATAAGGCTGAAGCGTAAAGGCGATAAATCACCTGGCAACAAAACACTGAAAATTTAAATCAGAAGTGGTTTTTATTAAATCCTTAACCGGAGGGATTCCTGCACCCTCAAATCATCCGGAGGCCGCCCGAAAGGGCGGTAATAAAAATGGCAGAACTAACTAAAGAATGGTTGCAACAAACAATTACTGATATTCAGATCAATTGAGGTGAGAAATGCGGATGGAAAATTGTTTATTGCCGTATCTGGTGCGGTTTGGGGCGTCGTCATTAACAGTTATTCCACATGTCATGATGGCTGACAATATTATCCCGGCACCAAAGCGCCATACCGGTATTGCAGCGGCGCGACGTGCAGCAAAGAAACGCAGGAGAGCAAAACGATGAAAAACCGTAAAGCAAAGATTCTGTTAGCTCGCAGAAACGGTGTTGGGGTCTGGCGATGGTTGAGGATTAGTAACAGACGAGTGAGGTTGACGGGGTGTTGCGGGGTGATGGGTCACAGCTGTTGCAAAAAGCCCAGCGCGGCGCAAAACCGCTGGAAAAGCCACTTGCGCACTAAAGGAGAGTGATGTGCCTACATTATTCAGAAAAGAATACCCGCGAAGAAGCAGAACAATAGAAATCATGTTTCTCATTCTGTTTATCGTGTTGATGATACCGATATCCCCGCTAATTTTTATCTGGGCAATCGGGAAAATAATTGAGCCAGTTATTGAATTGTATAACGACGTGGTATGGGCGTCGTTCAACGCACTACACAATAAAATTAATCCATATAAGGAAGGCTGATATGGCACTGACGAAAAAACAACGTGCAGAACTGCGCATGAAGTTTGGTGGTCGCTGCGCTTATTGCGGCTGCGAACTTGGCGAAAAGTGGCATGCAGACCATGTAAAACCGGTCATTCGTTTTGATGGAAATATGCTTCACCAGGAACGTGACGATATATCCAACATGGTTCCGGCATGCCACCCATGCAATCTGCATAAGCATTGCAGTAGCCTGGAAGATTATCGGCGAATTATCAGTGATGGTCGTCGTGAATTCCTTGCGTCCGGGAAAGGCAAAGCGCTGGTTCGTATGGGGTTGGTTGAAATGAAATCTGACCCGGTTGTGTTCTGGTTTGAAAAATATCAAGAAGGGGCTACGGCATGACGACTTTTACCAATAGCAAACTAACAGACGAATACGTTTCAAATGCAACGTTGATTCGGCTCATTCTGTGGGCTGACCAGCACAATAGCCATTATGTTGTAGCGGCTCTGCGCGAGCTACAGGAGCGCCGCAAGGCTGATAGTGTGCCTGTAGAAATCAACGACGACATGGCTTACGCATTCCATCGCGCACTGTCAGATTCATCGCCAGGTGCTGATGAGGTAGAGGAAATTAAGGCCGGGTTGCGTGCAGCCTTTGCCAATG